TTCTGAAGAATACAGCCTTGCCATAAAGCAACTGAATAAATCCATCACGAAGTCTTCTTACTCTCATTGTCTTTGCTGGAATATGCCCAAGGTATCCGATCTTACCAGATGTTGTTCTTCCAATTTCAAGGTACCCATTGCCTGTAGACTCTACGTCAGTATAGAACTTAATAAGTGTTTCTTTAAATGTCTCTTCTTCGTTGCAGTCCTCTAACCATTCATTAAGATCCTGTCTTAATTTATTAAGCTTTTTGCGAGCTCTTTCTAGCTGTTTTGTATCCGATATGCCATCAATAGCATCTACGGTTTTTCTTGTCTCTACAAAGTCATACCCTAGACCAACAATATTAAAAACCTTTGCATTAATTGCTGCATAGTTATATGGTGAAATCTCATATACCCTTGAAAGATAATCTAGGTTATATGGTGGCTCAATAAGATCAAACATTGCATAGCCAGTAATTGCTTGTGCAAGTAGGTTCTGCTGTGTTTCCGCTCCATCTGTTCCAACAAATCTCTTTTGTATATCACGGCTTACTTTTCTTCTAAAGTTTGCGCTAAGCCCGCCTACCTTTAAAAGCTCTTCGCCCTCAATCTTAAATTCATCCAAGCTCTTGCTTACAGTTACGGATGGAATGTGAAAGTCTGACGCATTTAATACGTGTGACTCATTATAATTTTCATCATCAACAAATTTCATTATCTAGCACCACCAAGGTTTGACTTATTCATTTCTTCTTTGTAAACACCAATATCTAGAGGGTCTGGAGTAAGTCCCCACTTAAGCCTCTGCTGCTGATATTCAAATTCTTCATCATCAATTTTGCGTCTTCCAGACAAAAACTTTGGCTGTCCGACATCAATGCCGTATGACCTAACTACGTCTGCGAGAGCATCAATCTTTGATCTATTGCCTTTTGATGAAGCTATAGACAAGAAGTTTCCGTCGTCGTCGCCGATCCAGCGTCCATCTGGCATTTCCCACACATAGGTTCCGATACGAGTTTCCTCGTCGTTCATCATAACGCTAGTTCTTTTGATATCTGAAAGGTCCATAATGTTATAAGTTTACCATTCTTTTAAGCTAAAGTCCAGATTTTGTCAACATGGTGGACAAAACTATATGCTTTTAATAACAACCCAGTCATTATCATGAACTAAAGGGGCCTGCTCTGACACCGTGATTGACGTATCACTTGTAGATATTAAAGGTCTTCCAGTGTATATATTGTAGTGGTTTTGCACATCTGTGCTGTCAAGTCCCTGCTCATAGATCGAAATATTTTTATATAGATAGCTTGCTGATGCTCCAGTAGAGCCTGGATTGAACACAATATCTTCTCCAGCATCAATTGCTTGATCAAATACCAGAACAACGTGGTATGGCTCACCAGAAAGGAATACACTATTTACGTTTGTTTGCGATGTCATATCCTGTTTATTTACAAAAAACGAGAGGATGTTATTTTTTGTAATATCTCCAGTTGAGCCCCATGTAAAGGTACTGGTTCCAGAGCCAACAAGCCCTCCACTACCAAGGGCACTTCTGGTATAGAAAAACTCTACTGTCTTTACATCAATATTTGCATTTATCTTAAATGAGTTGCCAGGATTTACCCTTAGGCCGTTTCTATAGTCTCTAGACAAAATAGGATAATTTACTGATCCTAGTGTATATGAAGAATCTATATCTGGCTCTGCATAGTATGGGTTATTGTTTCCATATATATTATTTGTATCATAAAAAGATACATCCAAACGTGAAAGCTCTGGATTAAACCTTGATGTGTCATTTGAATCAAAGATTATTTTAATATAAAGAAGTCCATTTGAATCGCCTACGCCATTTTCATACTGAGGTATTTGCTCTCCATTTGTACATAGAACGTATGTATCATCATCTATGCTTGAGTAAACAGATATACCATTATCTCCCGCCCAAGATATCTTAGATCTGACAAAATCATGTGAGGATGGAACAGAAATCTGCTCTTTGATCTCTACACTAGCAGTTGATGCAGAATCTGTAGGAGTCAGATACAATGAATTTGTAACTTTATCATAGGATAGCCCGTCTACAACCATCTGGTCAAAACTTTTAGTTATTGGAAATGTTGTAAATGAAATTTCTTTTGTATTTTCATCAGATAGTGGATATAGGTATCCGCCTTCTGGAGTTGCAATATGTACTGGCATTACCTGTTGCTGGCCAGCAACATAATGATTTTGTACTTGATTGCTAGACAAAGAATACCTATATATTGCTGGTGCATCTACTATAAATGATGAACCAGAAGTAGTAGGTCCAACAGAGATATTTAAATAAGAGTTTGAGAACTTAAATTTATTAATGGTCTTTGATGCAACTGCTATGCCATCTAAATATATAATCATCATATTTACAGAATAAACTGCAACAATATGTAGTGCCTTCTTATAATATGGAACGGTATATTCTAGTATTTCTGAATTTAATTTAAATACTACATTTCCTTTTTCCCAAAATATTCCTACGTCATTTACTTGATCTCCAAATATCAAGTTCTCTGAATTATTAAACTTTGGATATATCCATATCTCCATTGAAAAGTCATTGTCTGAAAAGCCTTCTTGCCCAAAAGAAACAACTTGCTCTTGACCATAGTAATTATTAACAAGCGAGCAGTCTACATACTTAGTATTTGTTATGGTTGTTCCAGTGGCTCCGCCAGGAATTAACGGGAGAAGCCCAGAAACTATTCCATCAGAATGAGTTCCGTCATTTCCACATCCAGAAATATCATATGCCACAGATCCAGATGTTTCGTCTAGTGGCAGAAACATAATTGGATTGTCTTTGATTACTTTAAGGGCGTATGACATATAAACATTATATCATTCATTATTTGCTAAGAATTGTTCTTCATAGTTAAGAACGCCTCTATAATCACAGCATGGGCAGATTGGTCTTCCATTACTGTAGTCTGGCTGAGACCAGTAGCCCATTTCTTTTCTGAATTTGATATCTGATTTCATTGAGTTCTTATCAAATCCCTGTTGAACACCTTCAGTAAAGAACCAATGATCTGGTCTTGCAAACTGCATGAACAATAGGGTAACGTACCCATTTTCATCTTCTGTAGGATATTCTGGTCTCCAGTGCATATGGTCATTTCCAGAAAAAACTACACAACTATTTGGCTCTTCATCAAATTCTTGTCCATCAATAAAGATTGTCCAGTCAATATTGGTGTCTATGCAAAGGTCCAGGGAGTACTGGCATGCAGATTGATCGTAATGCTTCCACAGCTGAGGCTTAATGCCATTTTGCTTTTGATATCTAGCAGTATGGAATCCAGCTCTTTTAATTGAATCATCATTAAATACCTTTTTAGCAATTTCTAAAATTGCATTCTCTGTGTCTTGGTCAAACCAAATTTCGGTTAGCCATCTACCAGCAACAGTATGATAGAAATGATCTCCTCCTGGACCCATTTTTTTATCAAGCACCGCATTCTTAACTGTATTAAATACATCTTCGGGTAAGAAGTTCTTTATTGACTGTGGATTAATTAAGTTCATTGTTCTGCTCCATTCTTATAGCCTCTCTAATTTTTTCAACATGATCTTTTCCTTTTGTAAACCACCAATGATCTGGCTCAACATAATGGAAGAATATTAAGCCATACTTATCTGTGTTATCAGATATTGTTTCACGCCAATGATACTTATCTTCTCCCATAAAACATATCGCATCATTTTCTTCTGCAATATACTCTACCCCGTCTACCCATATTGGCCATGGCTTTTCTTGATACAGTACTAAATCTAGTGTATAGGTACATGCATTAGCATCCTTATGCTTATACAATGAAATTATATTATCAGAATATTCGGCAAAAAGCGAGTAAGACGGCAAGAGTGTGTCTGACTTGAATATCTCTCTTGCATATGGCAACATCTTATTACTATATTCAACTAATAAAGGATCTGATTGATCTCCGATAAGTTTTCTTCCAAACTCATCTACACCCATTTGATTTAAAGAAGAATGATTTTTAAAATAATTTTTTAAAAAGTTAAAATCTTCATCTGGCAAAATACTATTCTTTATCATGGATCTCCTTAAAATATCTTTGCATATTTCCAGAAAAATAATGATGAATAAAAACATCTTCCTTTTTACATGTGTCATAGTCTAAGCTAAGAACGATATCTGATTCATCAAAGTAACTAAATCTCAAGTTTT